GTCCTATAACAGGGGCTCGACTATCCCAACGACTCGCTCCAAAGGAACAAGTGGCTAGGTGTCGATGTAGGTTTCGGATCATACCGGCGTGTCTTGTGGACATACCGGGTCCGTTCAGAGACATACGAGGTGACCGTTGCGGTCCCCTCCGTCTCTCTCCTCATCATGCCATCCATCTGCAGAAGTCTCGCAGACGTTCGGTTAGACAGGAGCGTGGTACGATCAACGTCCTCGACACCCTTTTGGAGGTACCAAAGGAACAGCGACCGCCAGCCTTTCGTCGTTCGACGATCCTGAGCAGGTGAGTATCCCTTGAAGACCGGGAATCCAAAGTCTGGATTCTCCCGATAAGACGGTTCCTTACCGCCACTTCTTAGGACACGCCTTCTATCAACTTCCAGCTTCTTGTCTATCCAGGCCTTGCTTGGCGAGATATGTACGCCGGACCTAGAATCCTCGTTCCATGGAACGAGGCGGAGACCACATGCATTAATAACCTCTTTAGCCCATGCCCATAGTGGACCTGGTACCATAGCGGCTTGCACGAGGCCGTTCAAGGCGTGCGACAAACCCGCGTTATCCGACAATTTCGGACACTCACGCAGATAAAAGGGCGTAATCAATTGCCCCTTGTAGTAGTCGCCCCCACACGATTCTCGAAATCGTGACTCGGGATTCGAAAAGGATTTCTCCTCATTCACCTTGAAACCAAGAAAGCTAAGCAGTCGCGCCACGGGTGTGGCGTTATGGGACTCGACAATGATGTCGTCCCCATAAACGGCGTATCGGCGAGAGCCGACAGCACGACAAGCTGCGGTGAAGATCAGCGTTTCCAGGGTAAACGTAAACCCATTTCCCATGGAGGAGTATTTGGCATAAGAGCCGTCTCCCCACGGTGCGCTGAAGTAAGATGACCGGAAGGCATCAAATATAGCCAACCAATCAGTTGGAATCATCCACGCAACAGCGTTGTAGCTGAGGGTGTCCGACGCCATCTCCAGGTCAAGCGTCGCCAAGGATCCATCGATGGACCCAAGTCGTGCGTATTCCTGGTTCTTACTCTGGGAGGACAGATCCACACCCCACCGTCGCAATTTGCCCTTCAAAAAGGCATCAAGCGATAATTGAAATGGTAGGGAATGAACCGGTTCTTTCGCAATGGTGCGAAAGGTCTTCCAGTTCTTCGGAACAAGCGCGATAGCATTGCGCTCCACGCTCGTAAACTTCAGGAGGCTAAGATCTACCCCGTAACTACGGAGTAGGTTACCTATGAACGGAACAGCCGCGCGTGGGGCTCGAATCTTTCCCGTGATCTTTAGGAAAGGAAACGAGCGCCTACGCGACCGATCCTCGGTTGCTCCATTAGTAAGCCGAATTGAATCCGGAATTGCTCCGGACCATTCGTCAGTGTCACCTAAAAGGAGAGCTATTTCAGTCTCCATACGCTGCAACCAGCGGTTTAGCTCCGGGTCCACTCGGTCCCGATGCTCATACCAGTAGTCTAAGCGTTTATTGGTGATTCGGCAGATGCGTTCTCCACGCTCGAAAGCATTATGAGCGGCTGAGGTACATCTGTCGACGTCCGTAAAAGCGTCGTTCTTCTTGAACAACGCGGCGATCTGCCGTAGAACGACAGTCTCGGACCATTGAATGGGACATTGATACTCGGTGTCCTCAATCTTACCAAGCTCGGCCAGCGAGGAGAAATTCCGCTGACGTATCAGACCTTCGACCCGACGGACTGTCGGGTTTGGGTCGGGGAGCAGTGTTCTCAGCAGGTGAAGGGCGGCCCTGTAAGGGTCCAACCGAGCTTCTCGCTTGGTTTCCTTCTGAGTCTTCATTGCGAATTTCCTCAATAACCAGCACCGGACAGGTCCCGTGGGGACCTGCGAAGTCGAAGATGACCTCAGAGCCGTCTGAGCGGATGCCCAAACAGAGGAGGAGCCAAACTAGGCTACTTGACATATGCTTGTGACGTCACCATTGCGGTGAATTCATCACTTGCCACGAAGTCACGGAAGACGGCAAGAGCCGCGGTAACATCGCCGGGTGCACCGTCCGCTGGGTAGCGAACGCCTGCGTCGAACACAACCTTCGAAGCCAACGGAAGTTCGTCGGCATTCTCGGTTCCGAAGACCACCATCAAGTGCGACTCAGCACTGGCGGCAGCCGAAGCCGGGACCTTGCGCTTTTGGATCACAAGGCGTGGGGCTTGAACGGTATGGCCCGCAACCATATAGGTGCGGTGGTTCTCCTTATCGGAGAATTCCGTAATGCTAGTTGTGAAACCAGCCATAATCTGACTCCTAATCAGGGTTAGAGGATACGTTTGGCGAACATCGCAATCGCGTCAGCTAGACGCAACGGCGTGAGGTCAACGTTAATGGACGGAACTAGGAAGGGTGTCGATGCTGGTACACGTGTCTTTTCTTCATACCTTTCCGAAGAGGAGGCATAAGACGACGCAGACCAAGGAGCAATCCCTGTGCACGATCGGTGACCGGCGACAGTGATAGATGCCTTAGAACCGAGGGAGCAGCTGACGCGATCTGCGTTGGCTACTACTTGCCATGCAGCTAGAACGTTACCGACATTAATAAACCAGTCGGCGACAAAGCTGTACGGTACGGTTTCCCACAGGGTAGTAACGGGGCTTACAAGAACATTTAAGCTCTTGGTCAACCACAAAACATTCACATTGGCTCGCACGGACACATCGGATGTGACCGAGTAAGTTTGTGTGAAGCTACCGTTCCCCGCGGAGATGGGGGGCAACGTAGTGTTAGTAGTACTCGTACTACCTTCACCTGCTCGACCTTCCAGCCATTGCGACTGGTAGGGTCTGTTAAAGGCCTCGCAAGCAGCTTGTATGTCATAACCAAGCGTTTGCCAACCGTATCTCCACGCCATCCAGGCGTCAGAGGCGGCTTTCACCGTGTGCTTTCCGCCCCGAAGGGCATCACGGATAAGAACCTTTGCATCACGACGCGCGTTTTTGAGCATGTCGACCGTTTCCCGTGCCTCGACGGCAAGGGTAAGGGCGTCCAAGTCGGGTAGCACATCTGCTATTGCAGCGATGAGCAACGCATCGGTATTCACGCCAGTCCAAGGATTTGGAAGCTCTTGCGTGAAGGTTGTCCCATTCCAGAGAAGGAAGGGACTGGCAATGACGCCACCGGTCTGCTGACCAGCGCCATCAGGACCATCGCCATCGCATGGACAGCTCGCGTTATACGTTCCTAAGTCTCGCGTTGCGAGATAGTCGGTTCGCTTGTACGCGTTCTGCGGAAGAAAGCCTCCCTCTTTGACAACTTGGCGGTAGCGTGGAGTAGAAACTCCTGAATAACGCCCCCGCTTGACTCGAACCAGGTCATTGGAAGACCCATTAGCAACTGCCGTTTTACACGGCGCGTTCCAGGTCCAAAGTCCCTGACTAAATTCGTCAGGTTCGTCAAAGCTTTTGCTAGACATGTGTCTCTCCGTCGATAAGACCGCGAGATGCATAGAATGACATCTCACATAGTGAGCCGACACCCCCTCGGGG